CACAACCAGTAGATTTGCCAAGCCGATGGATTTGATAGCCCGAATCGCCATGACGTTTTGCCGTGATCCCAATTGGGTGAACGAAGTGCATGCAGACCTTGATGATGATGATGTAGAACTGGCCGAACAGCTGGTGGACATCACATCGGATAAGGAGACCGTTCATTGCCCGCTACGCGTGGCAGTGACGTGCCATGCAAATTCCGAGGTCACGATCAGCCTCGAGGAAATTAGTAAGGGAAATGATCAACCCGTGGAGACTAACTCCTGCACAACCATACAATGGATTAAAGTTGGTGACTATATGTTACCCGCTGACCCGGCGACCTATGGGCTCGTAGTTGAGCCATGGGTTGTTGAGGAATCCGGTAAACAGCCGCTAGAAGAAATGACTGGTGCGGCCGTGGTTGATGCGAACATAGTATTCGGTGATTTTGGGAGCGATCCCACGATGCCGGATCCAACACCGACAGTTGTAACTCCCGTAAGTTTGGAGATGGCCGTCCGTGTTGAAGAGCCAACTCCTGTACTGGTTGAACAGGATGAAGCCCAAGGTTTTGCATATGACATTGAAGTCGTTGAGGTCAAGAACCATCGACGAGTGCATAAACACCAACGTGGTCGTTGTATCGCTGCAATTACAGCAGAGATCAAGAGCAAGATGGGTACACCCCAAGTATCCGGTGCTAACACGCTGGCCATTAGACACCTAGCCTTTAATAGATGCAAGGAACTGAAGATACGCCCAAAGCATGCCCGCGAGATTATCGAGCTGGTGATTGCCGCCGTTTACATACCTGACAAGGTCGATGCTGACCGAGCCACGTTTGAGAATAGCCGTGCAACACGAGCGAAGTACGCGCGCGTAAGCTACGTAACAAAATCATGGCTTTATAAGAAGTTCATGAGCGAACGGGCGCATGCGATGTTCGGCTCGGTCCACTCCAGTGGACCGAGCAGCGCTTGAGGGCGCTTGGTAGCCACACGAGGACAGACATGTGTGTCAACACAGAGTCATCCAGATTTGCGCGTGTGGCGAACCCAGGCGCATGTACCGGAGAGGACGCTTTATTCTATTACAGAATTGAGTGGGTCAATGCCTCTCACGATCAACAACGCGGATATCACCACTCTCGAGTGCGCGTTGTTGGAGCGAGTATTTTATTGTAAAGTGGGTGGAACGTTTGTGGAACCACCGGTCGTTAGCAACGACATATACACAACTAGGTTAGCCGAGTTCACCAGCAAGCTGTGTGCTCTGAATGGCACCGCCACCCCGGTTTCCCTCAACACTATTGTTGAGATGTATCAGGGTCGCAAACGCACCATTTATGAGAACGCACAGCGTAAATTAGAACTATCAGGCCTGACTAGAAAAGATGGGTACATCAAAACCTTCGTAAAGCTGGAGAAGGTGAAGAAGACTGGAGCACCACGGTGCATCCAGCCTAGAGACCCGAAATACACACTAAGCGTGGCTGCATATTTGAAGCCACTGGAACATCGCATCTATAACAATATCCGAAAGATATTTAAGGATGGCCCAACAGTAATTAAGGGTTACAATGTTGAGCAGATCGGCTGCATTCTCAGAGGGAAGTGGCGATCATTCGTAAAACCAGTGGCGATCGGTTTGGACGCAGTTAAATTTGACTTACACGTGAGCGCACAGGCGCTTAAATGGGAACATAGTGTGTACGAAAATGTTTATAAGGATAAGCAGTTGTCTCGTCTTTTGGCACAACAGATTGACCAACGTGGGGTTGGATGGTGCAAAGATGGGAAGTTGCGGTACAAGTTAAAAGGGCGGAGGGCTAGCGGGGACATTAACACAGGTTTGGGCAATTGCCTGATAATGTGTGGACTCGTTTACTCTTACGCCAAGCACATTAAAATTGACATCAAGCTCGCCAATAATGGCGACGATTGTGTTGTGTTTATGGAGAGTGGCAATGAAGCCAACTTCATGGCAGGACTGGATGCATGGTTTCTAGACATGGGTTTCCGTATGACAGCGGAGGCCCCTGTTTATGAGCTAGCGCAAGTTGAGTTCTGTCAGATGCGACCAATCAGTATGGCAGATGGACGGTGTATTATGGTACGCAACATTCCGACCTCTCTACGTAAGGACTCCCTGTGCACGGTTAGCATACAGAATGCTAAGGCACTGCGGGGTTGGATGACAGCGGTCGGACAAGGTGGTTTGGCGCTCACTGGAGGAGTGCCAATCATGCAAAATTTTTATAGATGTTTGGAGAGGCTAGGTGAGAAACAAACTAGTAAGGTAGTAGATCAATTGAAGCGAAATAGTGGGATGCACATGCTTGCAACCAACATGAAGGGCCGGTTCGTCAAACCGAGTGACGAGGCCAGATTGGAGGTGTTTATAGCGTGGGGTATACTCCCAGATCTACAGATAGAGATGGAAAAGTATTATGATGGATACCAATTGGAGGAGGGTTGCTCGGTACTCGATAACAACGAGAACTACAACCACATCTTTCATGCGTTATCATGGTAATTATTGCGGGCCTAATTGGTCTGCTGGGCTGACACAGCCATCAGTTGTGAGCGATGTAGCTGCGATTGATGACTTTGACGAGACCTGCAAGGTGCATGACGCTGCCTATGCTACCGGTGCTGACCTTCGGGCCGCCGATTTAGCATTCGCCGCTGAGAACCTGGCTACCTTTGACCTGAAACGTAATGTTGCGGGCACATTGGTAGGCTTGCAAGGCTTGGGCAGACCCCGCGATAAATCTACCAAATTAATCAAAAATACCAACATGTCTCCAAACCCTACTAGAGCTCGCCGTGCTGCTCGCACGGCTGCTATTCGCGGCATTAGCCGCAGCTTGCCTGCTTCTTCTTCTTCCCCTCTAATGAGAATGAATGGTAATCAAAACCAGATTAGCGCTCCTACTGCGATTGCAACACGCCGCACTGGCGCTGCACCCCGAATGCAGCAACGTGGCAGTGGCATCACAGTTAGTCATCGAGCCTTTCTTGGTCCTGTAATCAATACCGTCACCTACACGGTCAATGGATATCAGGCAAATCCTGGCCTCGCCGACACCTTTCCCTGGTTGTCGAGCTTGGCCTCGCGGTACGACAAGTACCGGTTCACGTCTCTCGTCTTTGAGTACAGAAGTGTGGCAAACACTAGCGTGAATGGCATAGCAATGATGTCGTTCGATTATAACGCTTCTGACGCCGCCCCGCTGTCTAAAGTCGTGCAGGCGCAAACTATACCAAACTCCGAGAACAACGTGTGGATTAGTAATTCACTCAGCGTCCCGTGCGATAGCACCTGGCGTTATGTTCGACAGGGTACGGTTCCTAATACGGACATCAAAACTTACGACCTCGGCACCATGTGGTTATCGACCCAATATGGGGGCACCGCTACTTGTGGTGAACTCTACGTCGAATATACCGTGGAGCTGGACAAACCATCGGAGCCAACCAACCTTGCGCAGCGTTATGTCGCCACGGCACCGTTGGTAGCTGCACCCTTGGCACCCGGCGGTAATGTAGCCGGTTCTTTGCCCATCTACTCTATTGGAACATCAGATTCCCTATGGTTATGCCGAATCTCAGGTATTTGGCTCTTCACGGTTGAGGTGACTGGTACAGTTATAACCAATCTAATCAACCCTACGAGCACCACATCTACTATCACAACTATATATCCATCCGTTATTAATACCGCGCAAACACGCGCATCATACACTTTCGCCGTCACCGCAACCCGCGGCGACGTGCTAAACTTCTCAGCTGCTTTGGCAGCTGCCTCATGTACGCAGTTCGCCTTAACGACTACGCCATATATTACCACCATTTAAAACTGACTCTCGTTAGTACAACGTCCGAAGACGTTAAACTACGTGTACCCTCGCAGGGTACTAGCTAGCCGGGATTGACCTGGGTGGCTTGACAACACTTGATATACCAGAATGGAGTGGCACTACCTTGCAGTGTGTCGGTACCGTCTTGAGCGAATTCCGAGGAGTGGTTTCCTTGGATCTATCCCTGGTTCAGCAAGGGGTGTTTGTCATGCAACCAAGTAGCGATCCTGAGCAACTCGCAAAGCTCGGTAAACCGAGCACTCATTCCCCGCTAAGGAATGTTTTAACCTCACCTTGAGTGAGCGTACACAGATCTGTAGGAAACTACGGGGGCTGTCGTGGTGTACAAGCAAATCCAAG